ATTTGGATGTGGATCAAGTCTTGCTTGCCCAGGCGTTCCCCTAGCGAAACGGAACTCGCAGCATGAGCGACAGCTACAACATCGACCGGCGGCCACCATGTTGGACTGCCGGCGAACCCTGCCCGAACCAGTGCGCGCAGGCGCACGCGAGGCACGTCATCGACAACCACGTGGAACTGCATGGCCCGTGGGCTGGCTGGCGACTGGCCGGGCGGGATCTGGTAGCACCGTCAGGCGAACGGATCGCCGAACGCCGACTGCGCGGCCTACTATGGCGCGCGGATGCTACGGACTTACGTGACGCAGCACGAAATCGGAACCATGCCAGGAAAGCGCGTCAGCAGTCGATGGTGAAAGTCGTTGTCGTGGATCTAGCCAGCTGGCGGGAACGTCACTTCGGATCGATAGCAGGATAAAGCGTCTACGCAGGGGCATGCCCCTGCACCCCTACAATGGGCGGAATCGTAACCAGGGGGCCATATGGAAAGGCAACGACCAGAGTACCTACCGGCACAGCGCAGCGAGCGCGTAGGCATCGTGTGGACGGTGCTGATAGGCGCCGCACTAGCTGCGGCAATGGCTGGCGGCGCGATGATCTACATTGAGACCGCAGCGGCATGGCAACGGAACCAATCTGAGCGAACAAAAGCGACGGAAGCTCAACGAGCGGCCGGGAATGCAGCGATGCAGGAAGGGAGCGCGGCAAGGAAATTTGAGCAGATTGAAGAAATACGCTGGCGGCGTGAGGCGGCAGACCGAATCGAGAAACAACGCCAGGCGGAACAAGTAGCCAGGACGCGCGGCGAGCTTAGGTGCATCAACGGCACACTGTTTAGACGCATCCCCAACGGTTGGGAAAACCTACCGGGAAGCTCTTGCAACTGATGCACTGCCCTAGACTCAGTAGGGGCGCTGCCCCTACACCCCGCCCCCTTGCGACTACGCCCCCATTCGGGTGGGGGCTGTCGCTATTTTGTTACGCGGAACGGATTAGGTCGCGCGGATAGCGCTCGGCAAGCTCAGAGGCGTAGATCGCAATCAGCTTGGCGCGGGACTTCTCGGACGGCACGGACATGGCGCGCTGGATCATCTCGACCAAGATTGCATCGGATGCATCGCGCCAGCCACCGCGCTTGCGTTCGAGCTTGGAGCGCAGTTCCTTGCGGCGCTGGCGGAACTCGCGTGCACGGTCGGCGCCGGACTTGGCGGCGATGCCATCGGCAGGCGGACGGCCACGGCGGCCGAGACCTTGGATTTCCTGGGTGCCTGGATCCTTGTCGTCGCGCATCGGAGTGCCCTGCTCTCTGTCGATGGGTAAATAATATCGTTACGCGTAACGAATGTCAACAGGGAAATTCTGAACTAGGTTATTTTCGTTTCGCGTAACGGAATCAGGCGCCATCGGCATGAAGGGGCACCTGTTTGGACTCGGGGAACGTGCCCATGGTGCGCTCGGCCTTGTCGATGAGAACACCAGGGATGGCCTGTGCGTGCGCCTGAGCGGCATCCTGGGGCTGCTCCTGAGGGACGTAGGGCGCGGGCGGGGCCGATGGCGGCTTGTACGGGTTGTACGGCGCACCGTTGAGGGCGACGGTGCGGCACTCGGGCTGCGAAAGATCGTACTTGGTGCCCTGCTCCGTCACGCACGTGCAGCTCGGGGCGCGCGTGTCGTTGCGGGACGGCAGGCTGGACATGCAAAACAGCTGAGGCTGCACCGTGGGCGCGTTGGCGTCGTAGATAGGCGCCGTCCAGGGCATGGTGCCGAAACGGGGTCTATGGGCCTCGGCGTATTCAAAGGGCGTGGCTGGGCGGGTGGGCGCCACGCCCCCGCCCTGCGCTGGCGCTCCAGGCAGTGCCGCGGCGCCTGCCGTTGCTGAAGTGCGCTGAGCCTCCAAATCCTGCATCTTCTCGGTATAGCGGTGCTTGAGATAAAGCAGGCAAAGAAACACGAAGATGACGCCGACCAACACCCAGCGCATCCACATGGGAAGGGTGCGCTTGGTGGTGATCAGCGTGGTGCTGGTGTAGTACTCGAACACGTATTTCGGCCGCACCCAATCGACGACATCGCCGCAAGGACCGCCGACGTTGCCTTGGTACGCGGTCCAGCGCTTGAGCTTGGTCTTCGACTTCATGATGGAGGTCTGGCGCACGTGCACGTGTTCCTCGTAGAGGCCACGCAAAAACGGGTCCAGCTGCAGACCTTGCTGCGCAATCAAGATGAAGTCGAAACCGCGGTGACGATGCCGTGCCATCGCTTCGACGTGCGGCGGCACCTTGGAGCCTGGATTGCGGTTCGGGAAAACGGTGTAGCACTCGTCAAGGATGATCACCGAACCGTCGGGGAGTTCCTCCCACTTCGTAGGGTCTTCAAGGAACGTCCACCCTGCCCGCTGATAGTCGAAATCCTTGATGCCATGCGCGTAGATCGAGCGGCCCTGCTTCTGGAACTGGAACGCCTTGTCGATCGCGTAAGCGGTCTTGCCGTGGCCGGGCTGGCCGGTGACCAGGTACATGCCCATATCACGCACTCCCCTTGATCTTGGACAGGACAGCGCGCTGGGTGAGCGATGCAGCGATGGCGGACAGGATAATGGTGACGGCAGCACCGATGCCGCTTGCATCCCAGTAGGCAACGCCGACAGCGCCAAGGCCCGGAAGCTGGGAGGCGATATACGCCTTCATGGCCGGCAAGGCGACCTCATGGGTCACCAGGCCGATGCCGAAGGCAAGCAAGATGCGGCCAACGATGCCGGGAAGGTACTGACGCAGGGCTTGCATCAGCATGGCGACAAGCGCGCCGATGATCATGGGCATATCAAGAACCTCCGCGGGTGAGAATGAAAACGGCGACGCAGGACGCGACGATGATCAGGCCGGCTTTGAGCCTGGCCATGTAGTCGCACCACATGGGCGGCGGTGCGGCGAACGTGGAGCCGATGGCTCGCGAGACGGCGCCGGAACCGGCATTGGCGAAGCCGATACAGGCGCCACCACCGAAGCCGGAACGGTCGAGGTCGTCGGTAGAAACGTGCTTGACGGTGAGGACATTGGTGTCGCTGGAATTGGCGCCAGCGCCGGGGTCCTGGCTCATGCCACCGACCTTCGTCCACTCAGGTTGGCCGGACTCGGGATTGGTGTTGCCCTTGGTGAGCAACTTCTCTGTGGCGCAGGCGGTGCGCCACTGCATCAACAGCTGGGAATACTCCATGGCATCGCATTTGTCGCCAGTGCAGACGGGAGGAGAGCCGCAAGCACCACCAGCGATGTTGACATTTCGCCTTGTATTGCAATCAATCCTCCACTGGATTCTAGCCTGGCCGCACATGACGGGATCGCCGCTGCAAGACGGTGGCGCAGCGCAGCTGTCACCGCCGGAGAACGATTTCTTGTCGTCGTCACCATCGTCGTCAGAATCTTCGTCGTCGGGATTGCCGTCGCCGTCCTTGTCGGGTTTGCAGGTGCCGTCTTTGCCTTGAGCTTGACCAGTGCCGCAAACGTCAGGCTTCTTGACGCAACTGCCATCCGGACCCTTTACCTGGCCAGCAGGACACTCATCCTGCTTCGGCTTGCAGGTGGAGTCCTGCTGCTGCGTCATACCCTCGGGGCAAGGTTCCGGCGCGCACTTGCCAACAGAGTTGACGACCTGGCCGGCGGGACACTCTTCCTTGGTTGGCTCGCAAACGCTGAGGACGGAATTCCAGTAGTAACCGGTTCCGCACTTCTTGGGGAAATCGGTGGTGTTGCATGTGGTGCCGATGTACTGCCCGGTACTGGTGCCGTCGGGATTGGAAAACCAAGCTTGCTCACAGCCTTCGCTGCATGAGATAGAGCCGGATTTAGGCGCAAACGTGGAGGTCAGCGGAGGGAGCGCTGTGCAGAGCGTGCCGAAATATTCAGTACCGCCGATGCGGGTTAAGCGACCACCACCAGGAGCCTTGCCATCAATGACAGGATCGTACTGCTTGCTGGACTTGCGACATCCGGCCTCAAAGTACGTCCACGTCGGGTTCTGCGCTTTGAAGTCGGCGACCTGGGAGTCGCACGATGCGCTGGCGCGACCTTGGTTGCAGTTGGCGCTGACGGGACACGATGCGACACCCCAGCCAGCGAAGGCGGACGCGGGAACGAATCCAGCGACTAGGAGAAAGAAAACGATCAGCTGTCGAGTGCGAGCCATACCGCCCCCAGGATCGCGATCATGACGAAGTAACCGACGTAAGCCATAAATCCCCCTTTTTGTGATGCGTCAGAAAAAGCAAGGGCGGGATACCCCCGCCCTGCCCTAACGCGTGTGGTGCACGGTCACTTGGCCAGGCGACGGCCCAGGCCGATCATGGCGACGACTGCGCAGGCGCCCAGGATGACGGCGCCACCGGCCAGCAAATCGGCCTTGTCGATGCCGGCAGTGAGCGCGTCGGCAACGGCGGTGCCGGCAGCAAACGCGGAACCGGACATGACGACGGCAGCGGCGGCAACAACGCCGGTGACGATCTTGACCGGGGCGAACTTGGTGATGCGGGAATTGCTGTTCATGGTGATGCTCTCTCAGTTGGTTGGGTGGGTTAAGCGAGTGAGATACGACGACCCTGCCGAATCATGAAACCGATGGCCCAGGCGCCGACGATGATTGCCGACACCGCAAGACCCTCGCCCGCGTCCAACGGCGGGGGGAAACTGGAACTGGACGCAGGACCGTAGAACGGGTGAGCGCACTGCCCTGTTGAGGCATCGAAATCCGACACCTTGCAGTGAAGGACAAGCACGGTTTCACCGTCCACGGGAACTCCTTACGGCGCCTTGTTAGCCAGAGACGGCGGCCCCTTCGGGGTCAGCGCGGTGAACTTGCTGAGCGACAACACGCCCTTGTTGACTTGAGCCATGGAACCGATGTCCAACTCGTAGTCGCCGGACGCGTAGGGCTTCTGACCATCTTCCAGGCGCACGTCGAACGGGTAGGCGAAACCACCGACCTCAAGCTTGGCTTTCTGCTTGCGCGTGGTGTAGCTGCGCTCTTTGCCGCTGTCGTCTTCGAACGTGCCGCCGCGCTCGATCACCGCACCATCCAACACCGTTACCTTGATTGCGCTCATTGCTCTAACTCCGGTTTATGCCCGCGATTTCGGGCCATAGTTGCGCTGCATCACCCGTTGCCCACGCCGGCAGCTTGTTCGACGTGCAGGTATGAATCACGGCGTGAAGCGCCTCGGGCGTCTTGCACTGCCGCGCAATGAAATTGAGCGTTGCGCCGTACTGGCGCTTGAGGTGGCGACGGGCGCTTTTCCACGTCGCTTCGACTGCCGCTTTGGTGATATCGATCTGCGACGCCACGCAGTGCAAGAACCGCAGCACGGGGTAGGCGCCAAGCAGATAGCCGGCCGGATCGCGCAGCAGATCGAGCGGCAGTTCCTTACGGTTAGAGGCCCGGAATTGCGCCTCGTAGCGCACCCACTCGCTGGCGGGATCACCCTGTTCCCTGCCCTTCTCGTACACGCGTAGCTGTTGCTCCGACTTCTTGCCGCCGACATAGAAGGTCTTACCGTCGCCGCTGTCGTAGTCATCCACCAGCTGCGCTTTGGGATGCTGGCCGCGACGGTCGAACTCACCATCGGCATACCACTGTTGCGCGAGCTTGAGCGGGTAACGCCCGAGCAAATCATCAATGCACGCATCCACACGGGTTAATCGTCCAGCGCAGCTTTCGAGCTTCGCTCGAAGCTCCAGCCACCGCTTCGCATGGCCGCAGCGCGCTGCGCTCAGTGTCTTGCAGCCCACGCCCGTCAACTCGATGCGGGCAGTGTAGGTGCCATCGGAACGCCGGCAGTTCTCGCCGCCCAACTCGACCAGCCCAACATGGTTGCCATCGGCATCAAGCACACGCACGCGCCACAGATAGAACTGCCCTCCCCTGGCGTCTTGATCCAGTTCCAGGCCCAGGCCTGCGAAGAACCAGCAGAAGACCTGCAACGCGGCAATGCGGGCGTTATGTGCGCTGGAATCGATCCAGGCCCGGACATCGTCGGCCGCGTCGCGATCCAAGAACCCGATATCGCGGAGGACCGCAAACAGATCCACAGAGGCAGAAAACCAGTCGATGCCGACCGTCAGGGTTCCGTCGGCATTCCTGAATTCACTGACTCCCCTGTTAGACGAGGGGAGTCCTGCCGGCAACGCGGACCCGTCAGCCACGGCGCACACCCCACTGGACTTCCAGGGCGCACACAGCGCGCTCCAATTGGGCGTCGCGGCGAACCTGGCGCTTGGCCTGGGCAAGCATCGAGAACGCGCGGTAGTCGGAATCGAGGCGGCGCAGGCGCTGGGCGCGGGACCAGGCGACCAGGCGGACGGAACCGAGAGAGACGGTCGCGATAGCGACCAGCAGAATTACGTGACCCGTAACGAAAGTCATTGCAACATCACCCCGACCACATCACCCTCACGGACCACCACGCGGAAATCGGTGCGGCCCCACAACAAGCGGCGGTAGTAGCGGGCGGATTCGATGGCGCTATCGAGGTCGGCGCCGTGGTTTGCCATCGGCTCCCACTCAGAAACCGGCTGCTTGGCCGGACGGCGTTGAATTTCGTAATGCATCACGAAAGCGCCGCGACGGGACGAACGAGGAAGTCGCGTACCACGTCGGCATGCTTGAAACCGTCGGCGACCAAGAACGCAACGCGCCCAGCGACATCGTCGAGTGCAGCATCGCGGACGGAATGCACGGACAGGACCACCCAGCGGCGACCCTGACGGTACTGAACATGAAATGCCATGGTGTATCCCCGTCCCCTGCTCCCTGAGAACCCGCCGCCGGACAGGGGGACCGGTCGGCGGGTGGATTTCAAAGACACTTTGAATCCGGACGTGATTCAATACCCATTGTAATCCAATGTCAAGGGTCTTTGAAATGGCGACGATAGACGGTCTGCTGGACACGGCCAAAGAGGCAGTAAAAGCCAGCAATGACACGGAGTTAGCAAAGGCTCTAGGGATACGGCCGGCGGCCGTGAGCAACTACAGAAGAGGCGTTTCACTGCCGAATGCTGTTGTGTGCGCAACGCTGGCAGGGCTTACAGGGGAACCGCTGGCCAAGGTGATAGGCATCGTGGGCGAAGCACGCGCGATCAGTTCAGACGAAAAGGCGGTATGGCGAAAGCTAGCGGCCACGGTGATGGGCCTAATGCTGTTCATTGGCGCGGCCCTGCCGGAAAGGGCGAAAGCATCAGCAATTCAAGGGTTTACCGAAACCCATGCTATACATTATGCGAAA